TGAGTTTTGAGTCTACTATTCGATTAGCAGACTGCCTACGATGAGGACTACATCAAACGTCGTTACTCGTCGAGGAATCTGCCCAATCTTCTGGTTCGAAGCTCATCATTGTTAACGGCCCATGGCCCCCAGGATTGGGGACAGCCGTTGGCAAATCAAAAACGTCTACAGCTGACTGTATAATTCTCTCGTGCGCGAGCGGGTTACTACGTTGGTGTTTGGCGTTAAGCCTTGCGACCATTCGCATTTGTTCTAAACGTTGAGCAGGATATGGATCAATCTCTTCTGGGGATAGTTTGATCTCTTTAATGACTTTCGTTATGTCACTAGCATTTCTGCTAGTAGAGATCTCATCTATTAACTCCTGCTTCCTTCCCTTCAATTGAATGAAGAGTTGGAATCCTTTTTCGTCCACGGACATTACTCTTGGATCATCTTTGATGTGCTCACGTACGAAGGATAAGTCTACTTCTCCGTAGAGACGATTTGCGCACGTTTGTGCATATACGCAATTCGTTCCTTGTGGTATGTTTGCATTACCAACAATGAATGCCATGGTTACAGGCGACTCGGTACCGACTCCACTGCTAGACGTAAAGCCTGGCAAGTATTCGGCTACCCAAACCTTTTTAATTTCACTCCACGCGGCGAGCGTTGGACCATCCCCGAACGATTTAATTGTTCTGGACCATAGGTGGACAAGGGCGGACACATCATATGCGACCGTCTCTTTTCTAACGATTTCAATTGAGGTTTCATCCTCTAATTGATCTACCCAACCTAAGAGTGAATAATAAAGTTCTTTGAACTCACACCGAGGGATCTCATAAGGACCCGGTTTTACAATTTGTTTTGTACGACCCGGGGGACGTGAGACCCTGTGACGCATAGCGAATCTATGCACTTGCTTCACATATTTCGGCAATAAACAGCGCTCGTATTTGCTTAAGTACGTTAGTACACGTAAATGCTCGAGTGTAAGTTCGCTGAATGGAGCTTGAATTCCCTTCCACACACCACATCCACCGAGCTGAGGCTCGAGACGTGGATCAAGAGAGTTGTAAATCATCCAATTGATTCCTTTCTTGTTATTATAGTAGAGGATCTCCTCTGCATTTTCTATAATTCTATATAGATGTCTTCGCACCTCCCTAGACGGATCCCTTGATTCCGTCGTCCAGCTGTTGAATTCCTTCAATAGCTGTATTCGGATAGATGCGGCTCTTTCCATCCAACTATCTATTTGCTGAGAACCTTGGTCTGTAACAAGTTGTTTAATCTTGACGTAAAACTCAGGAAAAACCCTGCCCGTATGGGTGTTTACGCGACCTATGTTTTCAGCTATTACATAGCCTTTGGTAGAGCAATAATCTGCTTTCTTGTTCCACTTCTGATTGAAATCAGTCGTGCCACGTGTCCGTACAGCTTGTACGTTCTTTAAGTCAGCAGTTATGTGCGCGAGGTCGTCTCCTGCAGAGGAGGCATACCCTTTCGCTTCTCGAATAAATCGATTGCCAGTTGATATTACCTTACCCGATTCAATAGTGTATCGTCTTTGGTACGTGCTAGATTGCACGATATATCTTCCGTTCGTGGTTAGATCACGAGCGCAGTCCAGGCGGCTATCCTCGACTTCAGAGTCAGAGGCCCATATATAGTTACGCGGGACTGTAGCAGTCTTAATTGAAAATTCAATAACCAGAACCACCCCTACGGTGGCGAAATTGATATATCCTCTTACATTATCCGAATTAATTTTCGGTAGCTTCACCTTCAAGTCTGGGGCGTATTTGTGCAGATATGCACTCTTATTTTCCCAAAATGGCTTTCCGGTTTGGCCTGAGTAATACTCAGATAGTTCGGGGAGTAGTATTGGCGTACCTGTGGCAGTGCTGCGGTCATCGACTTTTCCGTCCTTGGTCTTCTGCCCTTTTTGACCTGCGCCAAATTGTTTCTCAATTACGATAAATTTGAGGTCGGGGAATTCCTTCCTCAACTCATTGATCTCAAGTCTGTAGATCATTAAAGTTCTAGCTAACTCCGATTGAAACACTTGGTGAGTAACTAGCATGGCTTTTTGCGCCGCTGTAAGCGTCGCTTTCTTTCCTTGCTTGGCATCATTCTGTGCAATCGTGGCAACTAGGCCGTCGAAAGATTTCTGGTCTATTTTAATATTGTGTTCGATTCCCCCTTGCTCGTCGACTCCTAGTTGAACTTGCATTTTCCCAGCGCAGCGTCGATGGGATGCACGTCCTAGTATTTGTCGTATACGGGGTGAACTTGCCGAAGTACTGGCATCAAAGAGAGGTGCGCTATCTAATTCATAACGCTCCGGAGGATAAACAACGTCATACAATGCTTGGTGCATACCGCCCATCACTGGGAATGATAACGGCATACCCATATGCTGACCTATCAACTGTCGGAAATACTCCTCTCCCTCTTTGCTATTATCGAGCATATTCAGGAATTCCTCGAAGCCATCTATGACTGAAACATTGTCACGGAATTCGAGGTTTTTGATCTTGTGTGATAGATAGATTCGGTATGAGCCGAGAACTAAGTTCACAATCTTGCGCGCTTCGGGATGCGCGTTCGCAAAGAATGAAAATCCTTTCATGATCATTTCCCTACTAATCTCTTTCAGATAGTTATTTGTACAACCCACCAGATCTCCCGAGTGTAAATACACTGGTTGACCTGGGAATCGTTTGTGTAACGCTTGATAGGCTCTGTCTATTGACTTTGCCCAGTTAGCAGTCGGTTGCAATAGCTCAGCGGTGACAGGCATGTTCCTTAACCACTTAGTTGCGTACTTCTGCAGCGTTGAACCAACGAAACGAATTGCGACGGTAGACATCGTAAGGTGTCTAGCTTTGAAGCCTCTTGAAAGCACTGGTAAATGTAACAGTGGAGGATGAGCATGTTCGCACTTGCGTACGTCCTCTGGGCAGTCGTGCATGTATATGTCGTTCTGCTCGAGAGATCCTCTCAAGAGTCCATCGAAAATAACTATTTGCGCTTGTAAACGTTTAAGAACATCTGTTTCCTCTCTGACGTACTCCTTTAACTCAGAGGAGATCATAGTACTAAGCACTTTTAATGCGCCGCCGGCTTCTATGGTGCGTTCGAAACACCCGGAATGCTTTAACCACCCTAAATTCGTGGGGGAGGCGATGTTGCTTGTACATCTGAATATGTTCTTAATGTCCTGCAATCCATTTGGAATAGTTTGAAGAGCACGTTTAAACTCTTTAGGTGTTCCCTTGGC